ATCATACGATCTCGTATCAAATTGAAGTTCACCACCAGTATATTCAGAACCGTCAGTTAACTGACAAGTTACAGAAAGCTTTCTAATCATACCATGTTCAGGAGTACCTGGTTTGTCATAAGGTTTATCCCAACTATCACAGTGCCAATCATAATATTGATTTAATTTATATTTAGTAAATTGACAGGATTCAGATCGTATCCAATCAAAATTCCACCCTGCATTTTTATTTGCTTGATGAACATAAGGATGTATTTCTTTATATATCCAAGTATCATTTAACCATACTAAATCTGATTTTCTTTTTCGTTGCATATTTAACACTTCTTCTTCTTTTAATTCTCTATCCCCATATCCACCTGTTCTGGCCATAGCTTCTGGTTTAGATAAAGCATATTTAATAATGTCATCACATAATCTTGGTGGTAAGGCTGATTTAAAAGCCCAGTAATGATTAGATAAATTCATAAGTAATCGTTTGTATAAAGTTTAATTGATCGCTGGTATTGGAAGATATGTAATACATTTGAGTTGCTGGAAACATAATAAACTGATTATTGTTTAAAGGTATATCCCAACTTCTTCCTGCTCTTCTATTATCATCAAAATGAATTCTAACGAAACAAGAATCTTTAGCAAGTTTCACTCCATATAAAAATACAAAGTCAGGTGAATTTCTTAAATCAACTTTATCTACTTGTAATAAAGGAAGTGATGCTTCTCTTGGTTTATAAAAATTTCCCCATGTCTTTTTATTAATTAATGAAAAACCATATTCTAAATTAACATGATCTCTCATGTAGGTATTCAACATGTCCCAAGTTCTAGAGAATGGAAATTCTTTATTAAATAAATTTTGTGTTAAAATATCTTGCGCTAATTTTTCTCTATCAATATCCCAATACTTGGGCATATCAATAGTTCCGTGATACAGTGCTATTTCTGACAATACTTTCTTGTGCATACCTATTACAGTATGTAGTAAGATTCTATAATAATGTCAAGTGTTAGACTTTAGAATTAACTAAATCCCAAGAACCATTTGTTTCATTCCAGTTGTAACCCCATTGATGAGTATCAGCTGTATTTTGATCTTTTTGTTCTTGAGTTAGTTCTGGCGCATCACCAATAGGAGATTGCCATCTAGCTTCTGAATGTAATTTGACCCATGATGCATATGGTTTTTTAGGCCAGAAAATTTGATCATCTTCATCCCAAGTATAACCAATACCTGCATAGTTTCCTCTGAATGCTTTGGTATTGTCACCAGAAGAATGTTTTCCTCCAGCTGTATTATAGGATGTTTGAATCCACATTTGAGCAGGCCAGTTATTGTGTCTCTCTAAATATTGTTGACCTACTGCTTCGTCTTCGACTCCGTCAGCGTTCAACATATCTTTATTATCCAGTGTTAACACTTGAATAACTTTTCCGTTCGCTCCTAATTTTGCAAAGTGTGCCATATTGTTTCTCCTTTTATATTATTTGTTAAAGTTTGTAAATACACATTTATCATTGATATTTATATCTAATAATAACAATTCCTGATCCTCCAGCTGCAGGTAATTTAGCACCAGGAGTAGGAGAACTTGCTCCACCACCTCCTCCACCACCAGTATTAGCTGTTCCAGCTGTAGCTGCACCAGAAGGTGATCCTCCACAACCATTATACCAACCAGCACCGCCACCACCAACACCACCTGCTCCTTCAGCTGAAACTTCCCCTTCAGTAGCTCCACCTCCACCACCAGCATAAGCTGTAGGTGAACTTGATATTGAAGTTGTTACACCAGCTCCACCATCACCACCACCTGATCCTTCATAAGGATAAAAGTTTGGTATAGCATTTGATCCTGTAACACCAGCTCCACCACCTCCACCACCTGATGTTCCATTTGGAGCTTTTAATCCCGACCCTCCTGTATTTCCTTGAGGTGGACTAACAGGAGGTGTATTTCCTGCTCCTCCTGGATTAAATGAAGAAGGACTATAAGGTATAGGAGAATAAGATCCACCTCCACCACCAGACCCTCCTGTTCCAACGGTAGTTGGAGATGGATTTGATCCTCCACCACCACCACCTGCTGAAGTAATTGTTGAAAAAACTGAATTAGATCCTGACCCAGCAGCACCAGGACCACCAGGAGAAGCAGCACCTCCGCCGCCTATTGTTACTGGATATCCTGTTGCTGACACTGGTAAAGAAGTTGAACTTGCTAAAGGACTTGCTGTGTAACATCCAGATGTTGCAGTAAGATGTGATTCTCTTAATCCTCCTGCGCCACCTCCACCACCATAGGCACCTCCACCACCTCCACCACCTGCTACTACTAAATAATCTACATTATTAGGGCCACCTATTGGGTTACCAATAGAAGAAACACAAAATGTTCCTGGTGAATTAAATGTATGAATTTTATAATCTCCGCATGTTGTAATGGTTCCTCCTGTAGCTGTAATAAAAGTTGCAGCTTGAGCAATATCACTCGCCTTGGAAGCATCAACTAAAACCCAACCTCTTGTTGCGTCGACGTAGATAAATTGTAAAGCTGCACCTTCATCGGTACACTTAAAATTAATTGTTAAACCCTGTATTTTATTTCCATTTGGATCTATGGTTAAATTATTGGTATTAAAAGTATTTGCATAATCTTTGATTGCAATAACATCTCCAGCAGTTGGTGATGCTGGAAATGTAACTGTAAAAGCTGCTGAAGTAGTATTACAAAAATATCCTGTATTAGATACAGCTGTGAATCCTGTTGTTTTTGCAGTAGTATCCCAATTAATAACTCCAGCTAATCCTGTAATGGTTCCTTGATTGTCAATAGTTCCACCTGTTATTCCTGCTGTTGAAATAGTTCCTGCATTAGATAAAGTTGCACCTGATGCAATAGAAATTGTATCACCACTGTCTCCAATGGTTTGCGTAGTCCCTTTTCTTGGACTTAATTTATTTGTTTTAATTTCACTCATAGCTATTGATATTTATAACGTATGATTACAACTCCTGAACCACCACCTGAACCTTGATAACAATCTCCACCAGCTCCTCCACCTCCACCACCAGTATTAGCTGTGCCAGCTGCACTTGTTTGTGATACAGGGCTATATCCTGGTCCTCTTGCTGCACCTCTTCCTCCACCTCCTGGTCCACCTGATCCAGCAGTTATTAATATAGCAGGATTGCTTTCATATTTTGCATTAGAGCCACCACCTCCTCCTCCACCTCTTAAAACTGGAGTGCCTGTAATACTATTCGCTAAACCATTTCCACCTGGTCCTGCTGTTGAAGGATTACCATTTCCACCTGTTCCTCCTGCTCCACCACCACCACCTGTTCCTTGATAATATCCTGACGCTCCATTTGCACCACCTGAATTTCCTTGTGGTGGACTTACTGGAGGTGTATTACCTGATCCTCCAGAATATACTGTATTAGGAGTGGATGCACCAGCACCACCACCAGATCCTCCAGATACTCCATTTAAACCTGTAGCTGGAGTTCCTCCAACTCCACCACCAGCAGATGTAATAGTTGAAAAAATTGAATTAGATCCTGATGATCCATTACCTCCTGCAGATCCACCTGCACCTACTGTAATAGGATAACCTTGTGCTGTAACTGGTATAGTTCCCACTGGACTTGGAAAAGAAGTTCTATATCCTCCTGCTCCACCTCCTCCTCCCCAGTAAGTACCATTTCCTCCACTACCTCCTCCAGCGACAACTAAATAATCTACATTATTTGGTCCTCCTGATGGATTACCAATTGATGAAACACAAAAAGTTCCAGGACCTGTAAACGTATGAATTTTATAATTTCCACAAGTTGTTATTGTTCCACCTGTTGCTGTAATGAAAGTTGGTGCTGTAATATCAGATGCCTGTGCTGCACCTGTAGAAACCCAACCTTGAGTTCCGTCTACATAAATTAATGTAATAGATGTACCTGCTACTGAAATTGTAAAATTATTTGCTGTTCCTTGAATATTAGAACCATTTCTGTCTATGGTAATATTATTCGTGTTTGCTGTGTTTGCATAATCTTTAATTCCGACTAAATCACCTGCTGTTGGTGTTGCTGGTAATGTAACGGTAATTGCACCTGATGTGGTATTAACAAAATATCCGTTTCCTGCAACTGCAGTAAAGCCAGATGTTTTTGCTGTAGTATCCCAATTAACTTGATTATCAATGGTACCTGTAATAGTTCCACCAGATATAGTTCCTGTATTGGTAATCGTTCCTGAATTAGTAATGGATCCTGCGTTTGATAAAGTTACACCAGCTGGTAAAGAAAATGTATCACCACTATCGCCCAGAGTAACTGTGCCACAATTTGCTGTTGGTGTAATTTTATTAACTTTAACTTCACTCATGCCGCTCCATTATTGATACTTGTACCTTATTATTACAATTCCGCTACCACCTGATCCTGGTGTTTTTCCTGATGGTGCACCAGCATTAGCACCAATACCACCTCCACCACCTCCAGTGTTAGCTGTTCCATTTACTCCAGAACATTGATAATTACCACCATTTCCTCCACCACCAGCGCCTCCACTTCCACCAGATGGATTTGGTGAACTTCCTCCACCACCTCCACCACCTGCGTACGTCACGGCACTTCCTGTAATAGAATTTGATTCTCCTGCACCTCCATTTATTGAAGCTCCTGCTGCGTTTGCACCTCCGCCTCCAGTTCCTCTATTTTGAGGAGATACTCCAGGACCACCAGGATTACCTTGAGGAGGACTAACGGGTGGTGTATTTCCTGACGGAGTACCAGGTCCTTGTTTAGGTCCACCTCCTGAACCTCCATTACTTCCATTACTTCCACAACCACTAGCTCCAGATCCACCTGCGGCAGAACTTATTGAAGAAAAACTAGATCCACTTACACTTCCTCCAACTGAAATTGGAAAACCAGTTGCTGTTACAGTAATACCTGTTGGATTTGCTAAAGGAGGTCCACAATATGTAGTTGCTGATGTTCTAAATCCACCAGCTCCTCCCCCACCAGCTCCAAAAGGATCTCCAACACTACCTGTACCACCATTTCCTCCACCTGCAACAACTAAATAATCTACTATATTATTTGAAGGTGTTGTTGCTAAAGATGATACACAAAAAGTTCCTGGTCCTGTGAAAGTATGAATTTTGTAATCCCCACAACAAGTTACTGTTCCACCTGTTGCTACTATAAATGTTTCTCCAATTGTATTTAAAGTTGCGTCATTAACTTGTTTCCAACCTTGTGTTGAATCTACATATACAAAAGTTGTTGAAGCACCTTCTGTTGAAACTGTTGCATTAGCATTTGTTCCGCCAATTTTATCTGAACCATTTGGTGCTATTGTTAATGCGTTTGTATCAAAAGTATTTGCATAGTCTGCAAAAGCAACAATAGCTCCTGCACTTCCTGCTGGTAAAGAAACTGTTATTGCTCCCGAAGTTGTATTAACAAAATATCCTGTTCCACTAACTGCAGTAAAGCCAGCCGTCTTTGCAGTTGTATCCCAGTCTACTGTACCTGTTCTACCAAATCCTGATTGAGTTGCACCAGCTGCAAGAACGATGTTATCTCCACTCGCACCGAGAGTTATAGTTGTGCTACACTTGTTAACGATGTTAGCACCGCATTGATTTTGAATATTGTTTACTTTAATTGTACTTGCCATTATTGATATTTATACCTTATTATTACTATACCTGAACCGCCTGCATAACCAGTAGCACATCCTTCTCCACCACCTCCTGCGCCACCTCCACCTCCAGTATTAGCTGTTCCAGCGCCACCTCCTGAAAATGTAGATGGAGGACTATAACTTTTTCCACCTCCGCCACCACCAGAACCTCCAGTTCCTCCAGTAGGATTTCCATAAGCACCACCTCCGCCACCTCCACCTCCAGCTCTTGTTGTAGGGGTTGCATTAATAGAACTTGTTACTCCTGCTCCACCAGGACCTGCTGTAGGCCCATAATTTGAACCAACTGCTCCAGCTCCTCCACCACCAGCACCTCTATAAGGTTGTGAAGGCGCTCCAGTACCACCACTATTACCTTGAGGAGGACTTACAGGGGGAGTATTTCCTTGACCACCAACATTACTTGGATTAGCTGCTCCACTTCCACCTCCACCTGATCCACCATTACTTCCAGGGGTAGGAGAGCTAGGTCCACTTCCACCACCACCACCTGCTGAAGTGATTGAAGAAAATATTGAATTTGATCCTGTGTTTCCTGAAGTGTTTGGTGTTGGTGATATTGCACCTCCTGCACCAACTGTGATTGGATAACCTTGAACTGAAACTGGTAAACTTGTAGAACTTGCTAAAGGACTAGCAGTATAACAACCAGAAGTGGCTGTTACATGAGATTCTCTATAACCACCTGCTCCACCTCCACCTGCTATTCCACCTCCACCTCCACCACCACCAGCGACTACTAAATAATCTACAACTGAAACAGGTCCTTCTCCTGCTGATACACAAAATGTTCCTGGGCTTGTGAAAGTATGAATTTTATAATCTCCGCAAGTTGTAATAGTTCCTCCAGTTGCTACAATGAATGTATTTCCATACATTCCTGTTGTTTGATCCTCTGTTGGCATCCAACCTTGAGTTCCATCTACATAAACAAAAGTAACAGATTGACCATTTGTTGAAATAGTTGCATCTGATGAGGCACCTTGAATATTAGAACCATTTCTACCTACTGTAACATTGTTAGTAGCAAAAGTTCTTGCATAGTCATTTATTGCAACAATATCACCTGCTGAAGGCGTTGCTGGTAATGTAATTGTTATTGCTCCACTTGTTGTGTTAACAAAATATCCGTTTCCAGATACCGCTGTAAAATTCGTTGTTTTAGCTGTTGTGTCCCAGTTTACTGCACCATTATATGTTGCACCAAATCCTGAAGATGTTGCACCTGCTGCTAAAGTAACTGTATCACCTGATTGACCAATCGTAAGTGTGGATCCGCATTGTGATGATATTTGATTAACTTCTATTTTACTCATTTAAATTATTACCAATGTTCCTGTTATTGTTTGTGTTCCTGTTATCGTTACTGGGCCTGCTAATACTCCTGAATCTAATGTTTGATCTTGATCCAAAGTAGAAGCATGAGTGACCACGAATCCTGTTGCTGTCATCACGGGAGAAATAGTTCTCTTCGCTGGCAATGTACAGAATACATTTTTAGTTCCTGCTGAAAAATTAACTAACGCGTCTGAGTTAGAAGATGAAATAATTGTAGTTCTAGATAAAGTATCAGGAGATCCAGACGTAACTGTACCAATACCAACTTCCCATTCGCCAGCAGAATTTAATTCTATTGCGTAGTAAGTTTGATTACCAGTTCCAATTCCTGCAACAAAACCTTCATAACCAGTTTCGGCACCAGCTAAATTCAAAGTTCCAGTTCCAGTAGTTGTACTTGTTTCCTTAACTCTATCGTTAATTACTAAAGCCATTTCTACTCCTTATAAACTATTATGCGTCGCCAAGTCTAATGATTGCATTAGAAGAGTCAGCAGTTGGAAACTGAATAACGAAATCTCCGTTAGTCGCTGTTTTTGTTCCGCCGAAATCTAAAACCAATACCGCTTCATTAGAAGTGCCTTTATAAATCAGAGCGCCCACTGACGATAACGTCACAGAAGAGAAAGTCAAATCTGCGAAGTCAACGTATGCAATGTTACTTGATATTGCTACACCATTATTAGTTAAAGTATTTCCACCAGCTGTATAGTTTGTACCAGACGAAGAAACTTCGTTAGTAGTTGTATAAGCAGTAGTAGCAGTACTAAAACCTCCTAAAGATGTATAGAGTGCTAATTTGAAAGTTGATCCACCAGAATCAAAATCAAACACTCCACCAAGTAGGTCTGTTTTAAAAGAGTCAGGTACTATATTTGCCATTTATGTTTTCTCCTTATTTACTTTGTGATGGATTTACCGAAGTTAAAGGAGTACGAATAACACCATCTGTATATTCGTCTCTGCGTCTACGACCTTGTTGTTCGATCGCGTACGATTGTTGAGCTTGTTGATAAGCCTGCGAATAGTATTGTAGCATATCTGCAGGACCTTTCAAGTATCCATATGCTTCTATCAAACAAGCATATAAAAGTAAATCTTGATATTTATTACTTACATAAGTTCCACTAGCACTTACTGAAGAATCAGTAATACTAGTAGGTTGTTTGTTATAAGCTAGGGTAATTAGATAAGTTGAATCTGGGGTAGGAGCCACAATCCAATAATTAGCATCCCAGTTAGCATAATATTTAGGAAGCCCTGATGAAGTACTAGGGGTATCATAATATTCAGCCATAAAAGAAGTGTCTCTTTGTTCTAAATAAACTTGTTTTCCTGAAGAATCTGTTAATTGAACATAACGAATAATTCTTAAATCAGATGGTATAGTTACATATCTACTTCCAGATTGTAAGTTAGAAGTTGCATAAAAACGATCATCATCTGAATCGGTATCTCTATAAATTTTATTTTCAGCATTTTTAATAATGGTAGATAAAACAGAATCAGATAACACATTACTATCTACTTCCGTATAGTTTCTAATATCAGTTTGTAAGTTAGTTAAAGTGTATGCCATTATGGTGTCAATGTAACGGGTCCTGCTGTCACCGTCATTCCTCCTGATAATTCAGTTACCGTAGGAGTTGCTCCTAAAGTAAATGTATAATTGTTTGAATCTGTTTTAGTTATACTATATCCATTAGAATCTTCAAATACTGTATATGCAACACCTCCTGGACTTCCATCTACATTTCTAAACACTACTACATCAGAAGTAGATCTTCCATGATTAGGTTCATATACACTTACTGTGGTAGATGCTGAAGTAATCGTGAATGGATTACTTGGAAGTAAAGAAGCAACCGCTGGTTCTGTTCTTGCAGGTCTTGCATTTTGTAAACCTTGTGGATCTGATCCTTTTGGTTTT